CGTGAACTCTCAGGCTCGCAATATTGATGACGCATATATCGTTGCGCATCGCACAGAGATGCGCGTTGGTGAGCTTGTGGAGATGGGTTTTGACTTTGAGGATGTCGTCGATTTAGGCGGAATGTACGGCTCAGATGACCAAACCGAAGCCGAGATGATTGAGCGCCAAGGTTATGCTCAGGACGATTATGATGATGAGCCTGCTGACCCAGCAATGCGTCCAGTTGCAGTCACCGAAGCGTACATGAAAATTGACGTAGATGGCACAGGCATTCCTGTTCTGCACCGCCTGATTTGCGGCGGCACAAGCTACAAATTGCTTGACTTTGAGCCTTGGGATGAGGTTCCATTTGCCGTATTTGAGATTGACCCTGAGCCACACACATTCTTTGGTCGTAGCCTTGCTGAAATCGTTATGGATGACCAAGACGCAAGCACAGCTATCCTGCGTGGCGTTCTTGATAACGTAGCAATGACCAACAACCCTCGCATTGGTATTGTTGATGGTGCGGTAAACATCGATGATGTCATGAACAATGAGATTGGTGCAATCGTGCGTATGCGTCAGGCTGGCGCAGTGCAAGAGCTAACAGTGCCATTCACTGCGGGTCAAACGCTGGGCGCGCTAACCTACATGGATCAGCTTGTCGAGAATAAAACGGGCGTATCCCGTGCCAGCATGGGGCTAGACCCAGATGCGATGCAATCCACAACCAAGGCTGCTGTTCAGGCTACAATTCAAGCACAAGCTGGTCAGATTGAGGTTATGGTGCGCAACCTAGCTGATGGCATGAAGCGTCTATTTAAGATAATGCTTAACCTGCACGTCAAGAATACAGACGAAGAACAAATGATGCGGATGAATGGTCAGTTTGTTCCAGTTGATCCACGCGTTTGGAATGCTCAAATGGACATCAACGTCAACGTCGGGCTTGGCACTGGCCGAGAAGAAGAAAAGATGATTGCGCTTCAGCAGGCTCTGCAAATGCAGCAGCAAATTTATCAGACTTACGGGCCATATAATGGCATGGTGAGCCTGACAAATATCCGCAACACCCTATCTGATTTGATGGCTGCTGCTGGCATCCGCAATTCTGACCGCTATTACGCCCCAATCACACCAGAGGTTGAGCAGCAACTGTTGCAAATGCAGCAGCAGGCACAGCAAGCGGCAGCGCAGCAAGGTCAGTCCGACCCGAACGCTGCATTCCTGCAGGCTGAGCAAATCAAGGCACAAGCTAAGATGCAGTCAGACATGATGAGACTGCAGTTTGAGCAGCAAAAGGCAATGGCAGATGATGACCTGAAACGTGATCAGATGGCGCAAGATCTGCTTGTGGACGCCGCTAAAGTTTACGGACAATATGGCGCGACCGTTGACGTTGCTCGCGTAAGGGCTGAGCAAGACAGGCTTAGAACTATCGCAGGAATTGCACAGGGAGGTGGCGTGTGATAGAGTTACGCATACAAGCTGATGAAGCTAAGCGTTTGAAGAATGACACTGCGTTTCAGCAGTTTGTCCAAGATGTTCGCGATGTTCAAATGGACATATTCGCAAACAGTGAGCCTCAAGAAATCGAGGTTCGTGAGCAGGCGCACGCAATACTGCGTGCGTTAAACCAGATCGAAATACGGCTTGACGCTGCAATTGCAGCAGAGCGTATATTAGATCGCAAAGAGAGGAACTAGCACCGTGGAAGCGACTAGTCTTGAAAGCGCAGTAGATAGCCTACTGTCCCCAAGCGTTGGCGGTGAGCCAACACAAGATGATAATCTTCGTGAAGCTGCAGAATCTATGGTTGAACCAACTCAGGACGCTGAGAGTGAAGCTATTGAGGCTGCGGACGAGTATGAGGATGATGTTGACGCATCTGACGACATTGATGTAGAAGATGCAACTGAATATACTGACGAAGTAGAGGCCGTTGAAGATGACAGCGATTCCTTGTTTGACGTTATTATTGATGGAAAACAAGAGCGTTGGACCCTTTCTCAACTAAAGCAATCTGCTGCGGGTCAGGGCTATATTCAGCAAAAAATGCGCGAAAACGCCGAGCAAGCTAAACAGATTGAAATGGCAAAAGCGCAATTAGCTCAGCAGCAACAGCAAGTTCTGCAAATGGCACAAAGCCTACAACAAGGTGGATTACAAGCACCTACCCCACCATCGCGCGAGCTTTTTGAAAGTGACCCTATTGGGTACATGGAAGAAAAGATGAAGTACGATGAGGCGGTGCAAGAGTATAACGCCAAAGTTCAACAGATTACGCAAATGCGGCAATATGAATTGCAGCAGACCCAAGCCCAAAAGCAAGCGTATGTCCAAGAGCAAGCCAAACTCCTTGCGGAGTCTATTCCTGAGATTGTCCACCCAGAAAAAGGAGACAAGATTAAGAGGGAATTGCTTGAGACAGGTATTTCTTATGGATTTAGCGAGCAAGAGATGGTTAATGTCGTCGATCATCGCTATGTCCGCGCATTGAACGATGCACGCAAGTGGCGTCAGCTACAAGCAAGCAAGAGCATTGCGCAGGGTAAAGGTGAAAATGTTAAACCTGTTATAAAGGCTGGTGCAAAGCGCAGAATCGACGCTAACACTGCGACTCGCAGAAAGGCGCAACAAGAGTTGCGTACAAAAGGATCAGTTGATGCAGCAATGTCGCTCATCATTGACCCCAATCTTTAGTTAGGAGACTACTACTATGGCCCAGCCAAGCAATACTTTCGACTCATACGATGCAGTGGGCATCCGTGAGGACCTATCCGATGTGATTACAAACGTATCACCAGAAGAAACACCATTCTATACAAAAGCACGCAAGTCACGCGCTCGCAACACTTTGCATGAATGGCAAACAGACAGCCTGCGCGCATCTGCTGCAAACGCCCACATCGAGGGTGATGCAACTTCTGCGGAAGCTCGCACAGCGACTTCACGTTTAGGTAACTACACACAAATCTTCAAAAACGCCGTTGTCGTTCCAGACACCGACGAAGGTTTGGACAAAGCAGGCCGCGCACGCGAAATCGCTTACCAAACATTGAAGATTGCAAAAGAGCAAAAATTGGACATCGAAAAAGCACTTTTCGACAACAATGCTCGTGTTGCAGGTAACGCAACAACTGCGCGTGAACTAGCTGGCGCACCAGCATGGTTGACTTCAAACACCTCATTCGGTGCTAACGAAGGTGCAAACCCAACTGGTGACGGTACAGATGCTCGTACAGACGAAACAACAACTTTGTTGGCATTCAGCCAAGCGCGTTTCGACACTGTTATGCAGTCAATCTGGGACAATGGCGGCAAGCCTGACACTGTGTACCTATCCTCATTCCAAATGAATGTTGCTCTGGGCTTCACAGGTAACAACAACCAACGCTCAGCAGTACAAGCTGGCGATGAGCGTGTTGTGAAATCACTTGCTGTATATGTCACACCTTGGGGTACAGTGGAGTTCATGCCATCTCGCGAGAACCGTTCTCGTGACGTATTCATCATGCAAGACGATATGTGGGAAGTCGCAACATTGCGTCCAACCAAAAACGTTGCGCTGGCGAAAACAGGCGACAACACAACTCGCCAAGTTGTTACAGAGCTTACATTGGTTTGTAAGAACGAAGCAGCCAACGGCGGCATCTTCGACAACACAACATCATAACGTTATAACGTTATGCTAAGGGGCGGGAAACCGCCCCTTTCTCTTACTTTTTGGAGAAAGCAATGAAGATTATTTGCAAGTATCGCAGCATGTCAACAAGCATCGGTATGATCAAGAACGGCGACATTGTTGACCTGCCAGACGAAGAAATAGCTAAAATAGCTAAAATGAAGCCATTGGCTATTGAGATTTTGCCAGAGCTGCCAATAGAGGCACCAATCGCGGGGCCAAAGAAAGCACCAATTAAGCGGAAAGCCTCGGTTAAAAAAGATGTCAAACTTATCAACTAAGATCAGCGAAAGCATTACGTTCAACGCAGATGATCAAATGATCATCAAGAGAACGTATGATGCCAATCAAATGCTTCTTGATGCGGAATATGCTCGCCAACATTCGCCAAACGCATTTGGCTCCGATTACAAGCATGTGGGCAACGTTGACATGGCTCTTGTAGGCATCTGGTTAAAAGAGGCTGGCGTGCAATGGACGGATACCCAAGCCGTTAAAGATGTGATAAAAAAGAAGTTGATGAGTAACGAATTTCAAAAACTTCGGGTTTGGGAAGGCAAGTGGTAATGGATATTAACTTTGACGTAGTAAACGCCGTAATCCAA